GTGGGCACCTCAAATCCTGGCAGATCTTCGCGCGGCAGAGAGACGTGGACGATGAGGTCATCAACAAGGCCATCAAGGTCGGCATCACCTTCCATCGCATGGAAGTTGAGAGCATCGACCCCACAGGGCCGAAGTTGGAAGATGTCCGAGCGTTCACCTCAAAGCGCGAGGAGTTAGAAGCTCAGCCCCGATTCGCGGAAGTGCGGTACTCATACTACCACGTCATCCCGCGTCCGGATTACGTTGACTTCAGCAGCACGCTCAAGTGGCTATGCTGCACTGCCGAGACTCGTCCAGTCATCGAGACCACCGTGTCTATGATAGACCTCACAACAGTGAACTCCCTCATGGTCATGCCAACCGACTTCACTACAGAAGCTGTGTCGCAGGCCATGCGCGTAAGCAGGACGCGCATTTCGAGGGAGAGGACAGTCAACATACCCGAGAACTTAGCCCCAGAGATGCAGGCCATGGCGTTGAAGTACGTCACAGGGCGCATGTGTCACTGGCTTGGCGAGAACGGAACTTCGAGTCCGGGTTTTCGGCTCCCAGTCGTCGCGTAGGCCTGCGGCTGGCTGGGATGAAGAGCGGCCATTATCGCATCAAAGCGAAGAAGCACACTGCTAATCTCAAGATATCAATGCGACGTCTGAGACAGCGACCCTTATTCAAATGTGAGGGTGTGTACTCTGAGCTGTGCTTAGTGGATCCCGCCCTGGATAGGCCACTTCTAGTGCCATTCGCACCTGACACCGATGATCCTGCAAACATGATCGATGCCACGTGCGGTCGGTACGGTGTTGAGATGCCCGAGCCAAAGCCGGACGTCGCAACTGACTTCCTTAGCTTCGCTAAGGACTTCATCCGTGCCCTATGGCCCGAGACACTCAGAGACGAGGACATCCAAACCTTTGATGAGTGGCTCGTTGACTCCAACTACCCCGGGGGCCGCAAGAGACAATTAGGAAATCTCATGCGGCACTTAGAGAGGATGGACTCAAGTTTTGTGAAAGTGAAAGCATTCGTGAAACAAGAAGTGTACTACCCAGAACCAAAGAGAGCGAGAGCCATCAACTCCCCATCGGATGAGTCGAAGTGCATCCTCGGCAGGATTTTCAAAGCCGTGGATAAGAAGACTTTTTCCGCAAGGTTCTTCGTCAAAGGAACCAATCCTAGGGAATGGCCACAGAAGCTGATGAATTCACTGGGCGAATTGCCCGTGACTGAAACAGACTTCACCGCTTTCGAGAGCCACCACCGTGGCGTATTCACAAAGGTGGTGTACTATTGGTACCTCCACATGATACGCAACCTAACGAACGTCCGGCCTATCAAAGACCTGGTAGCCCGTTTGATGCTCGGTCGCAACATCATCCAATTCAAGCACATCAATGTGCAAATCGACGAACGCCTTATGTCTGGGGCACTGTGGACAAGCAGTGCCAACGGTGTGCTCAATCTCATTATCATGGCCTACTTGGCCTCTGGTACTCGAGGTTTTGAAGACCCGCTCGCACGCGTCCGATGGGCCGTGCAGGACTTCCAAGGTTTCGTCGAGGGTGATGATGGCTTATGTCGTGACTATGGAATCCGACAAAGTCAAATCGACGACTTAGGTTTGGTTCTGAAAATGGAACCTCACAAGAACTTCACAGAAGCGAATTTCTGTGGAATCGTGTGCGATTCGAATGAGATGAAGGTGATCAAGGACCCTTTGCCAGCCCTGGCGAAGATATTCCTACTGCCACCCAAATATCAGGATGCTTCGGATACGCGTCTCAAAGGCCTCTTACGAGCTCGAGCTCTCTCTTACTTATGTAATTTCTCTCACACTCCGGTGCTTGCTTCAGCATGCCACTGGATTCTTCGACGTACAAGCGGTTTCTGCGTTAGCAGTTCACTAGCTGTGCTTGGTGAATACCACGCCGACTGGGCGTTGATAGCTGAGAGGGAACTTAAGGAAGCTAGATGGAAGCACAGTGAAATAGGAGATTCGACTCGGGAAATAGCCTACCAGCGGTTTGGCATTCCCATCCATGAGCAATTACGCATTGAGCGCGAGTTCGATGCGTGCAATGTGGACAGGTGTCCCATTGACCTCAGTGAGTACTGCCCAGACATTGTCTTCAGCCATGGCGAACGTTTCTTGTACTACAAGGGCGACGAGCCACAGATGAGGACGCAGCGGCTGGACCCCGTTGTTGCCGACATCCTCCGAAATGGTCTCAAACCAAAGAAGGAGGACCTGAGCACTTCCTGTGCCACGGCCAATCGGGTCTTCGAGTCGCGGGTGCACCCACTGGAGTATTGTGTCGATACTGCTAACTTTGAGGTGTTCTAGGTGGTGGTGACAGACAGGGGCCCATTAAATAATTCTGTCTGTCTT